TGCTAATATGTTAGCAAATGAAATGTACCTAGACTCAGCAGACATAAGAAAAAATATAGTTTCATTAGCAAAGATGATTGGTTATACGCCAACATCTTGTAGAGCTTCAAATGCAGAATTATCAGTAAGAGTTAATAATATTCCTAGTACAACAACATCACTTACTATGGACAAAGGCACAGTCTTTACAACTTCATTAGACGGCCAATCATATCAGTTAGTAACAAATCAATCTTACACAATACAACCAGATTCAGGTGTTTTTAATTTTACAGGTGTTAAAATTTATGAGGGTACTTTAGTAACTTTTAAATATACTAATAATACCTCAGACCCAGACCAAAGATTTATGTTACCTAATAGTAACATTGATACATCTACATTAAAAGTTTCAATTCAAAACTCAGCTAGTGATAGTACAACAGAAATATATTCACTTGTTACAGGTTTTTCAGAATTAACAGATATAACTAAAGCATATTTTTTACAAGAAGCTGAAGACGGCAAGTTTGAAGTTTATTTTGGTGACGGAGTTTTAGGTAAAAAATTATCAGACGGTAACATAGTAATATTAGAATATATTGTAACAAATAAAACTGAAGGAAACGGTGCAAGTTCATTTGTTCTTTCAGGTGACATTGATGGTTTTTCAGATGTAACAGTTTCTACAACTTCAAATGCAGCTAACGGTTCGGAACCACAAACAAAAGAATCAATTAGATATAATGCACCTTTGCAATATACAGCACAAGACAGAGCTGTTACTTCAAAAGATTATGAAACAATAGTAAAATCAGTTTATCCAAATGCACAATCAGTTAGTGCTTGGGGCGGTGAAGATGATGAAACGCCACAATATGGTGTTGTTAAAATTGCAATTAAACCTATTTCAGGTTCTACATTAACAACATCTACAAAAGAAACTATTAAGTTGCAGTTAAAAAAATATAATGTTGTATCAGTTAGACCTGAGATTGTTGACCCGGAAACTACAAGTATTTTATTAACCTCAAATGTAAAATTTAATGAACAAACAACTGCCAAAACTTCCGATACAATTAAATCAAATGTAATTACTACATTATCAAATTATAATACTAATACACTAAATCAATTTGATGGTGTATTCAGATATTCTAAAATTATGGGTTTAATTGATGGCACAGATACAAGTATTGTTTCAAATATTACAACTTTAAAAATTAGAAAAGAATTTGCAGTAACTATAGGAGCTTCGACAAGATATGATGTTTACTTTAGAAATGCTTTATACAACCCACATTCAGGTCATAATTCAGCTGCAGGTGGTATTTTAAGTTCTACAGGTTTTAAAATAGATGGTGATACATCTACTATATTCTTTTTAGATGATGACGGCCAAGGTAATGTTAGACGATATAGTTTATCAGGCTCTACTAGAATATATGCTAACAGTTCACAAGGTACTATTAACTATGACACAGGACAAGTAACAATTAATTCATTAAAGGTATCAGTTGTAGAAAATATTAGAGGTGCGGCTTCAAGTGTAATAGAATTAACAGTTACGCCAAGTTCAAATGATGTTGTTCCTGTAAGAGACCAAATTTTAAATATAGATACAACAAACTCAACAATAACAGTAGAGGCTGATACCTTTGTTGGCGGCTCTGCTGACGCAGGTGTAGGTTATACGACAACAAGTAGTTATTAAGGATTTGGTAAATGGCAAAGTTTACTGATAAAATTTCAAATCTCATAAACACTCAGATTCCTGAGTTTGTATTATCTGACCACCCTAAATTTGTAGAATTTTTAAAATCTTATTACACATTTATGGAATCAGCAGAGATTTCCGTAACAAGTGTACAATCAACAGATGGCCTTAGACTAGAATCAGAAGTTTCAGCTGATAATAGTACATTGTTATTAGACGCTTCCCGTTTAGATACAGATAGAACACAATTAGATAGTGGCGATAAAGTCATTTTAGAAAGTTCTACTTATGGAAAATTTACTAGAGGAGAAACTATAACAGGTCAAACCTCAAAAGCAACATCCGTTGTTTTAAAGGAAGATTTAGTTAATGGCAAGCTTTATATCTCAGCTCAAAATAAATTTATAGAAGGCGAGTTATTAGTAGGTGCTAATTCAAATGCACAAGCAGTTTTAGGAGATTACAAAGTTAATCCCGTTAATAACATACAAGAGTTACTACAGTTTAGGGACCCCGATAAAGTTGTTTCTAGTTTTTTAACTAAATTTAGAAATGAATTTTTAAATACAATACCTGAAACACTTAGTGGTGATTTAGATAAAAGAAATTTAATCAAAAATATTAAATCAGTTTACAGAGCAAAAGGTACAACAAGAGGACATCAAATATTTTTTAGAATGTTATTTGGTGAAACATCCGAAACAGTTTACCCTAGAGAAAATATGTTGCGTGTATCTGATGGTAAATGGACAACAAATAAAATATTAAGAACAATACAAGGTGTTAACCTAACAGGTGATACTACATTATTAATTGGCCGTTCAATCACAGGACAAACATCTGGTGCTACAGCGTTAGTTGAAGCAGTTTCTAAATTTCAAATTGGTGCAAATGAAGTAACTGAGTTTACTTTAAACGAAGATACAATCGTAGGCAGTTTTATAACAGGTGAAGAAATTAGAGGTACTAGTTCAGACACGGCTGCCGAATTTATTAAAGTTACAACGACAGGTATACCAGGAACAATTACAGTAACCAATGATGGTATTTACAGTAATACAGGAGATAATGTAACAATCACCGGTGGCGGAGAAGGAGCTCTTTTAACTGTTGATTCTATAGGTAACGGAGGCATAACCGACTTTATTATTGATAATGCAGGTACAGGTTATGAAATCGGAGATAACTTAGTTTTTAATAATGCAAACACAAGTGGTGGTGGTGCAACGGCAGCTGTATCAGTTGTAAATGGAGGTCTTCAAGTTGAAGGTAGTACCGAAGACCATATTATATTAGAAGACCAAACAGTAATTGGTGACCCATACACAGGAAATAAAATTGTACAAGAAAGTGGAACAGGTAACGGTAATATAACAGACATTAGAATAATAAACTCAGGTTCTAACTATGTAAAAGCACCTATAATTTCTATTAATTCTTCAGCCGGAGAAAATGCTACTGTATTCGCCCACGGTGATGAAATAGGAAAAGTTTTAGGTATTAAAATAGTAGAATCAGGTGCAGAGTATAATCAATCTCCAACACCACCTACTTTAAGTGTTCCAGGTTATATGATACTAAAAGATGTATCAGGTTCTTTTGTTTCAGATTTAACTGCTACCTCAGTTGATAGTTCAAGTTCTACAATTACAGCTACTACAGGTGCATATGATTCAACAAGACAAATTTTAAAAATCTCATCAGCCTCAGGTGTTTTCCAAGTAGGTAGAGAAATAACTTTATCAAATGGTGCTACTGCTACAATTGCAAAAGTAGACCAACCAACAGCTACATCAAGTGTTGTATCAGTTGCTGACACAGCAGGTACTTTTGTTAATGAAGATGGTCATATATCGGAAGACGCAATGAGAATACAAGATAGTTTATACTATCAGGACTTTTCTTATGTTATTAAAGTTGGTCGAGTTATTAATGACTGGAGAGATTCATTTAAAAAGACTATGCACACAGCAGGTTTTTATTTTACAGGTCAAGTAAATATTGAAAGTAGAATTAGTGCTCAGATTACATCACCAGTCGAAGGTATCATATCAGGTATTGAGGAAAGTCCAATCTTCGGTGTTATTGCTCAATTGTTCTCCACTATATTTGGTAGAAGATTAGGAACGACAGATGATGGTACAACTTTGAGAGCAAATCCAGAATTAGGTGTGGACCCCGATTTTGATGATAGTACAATTGAACACTTTCCACAAAATACTAGAGATGTAACTTTAAGAAGACTTATGACAGTCAAATTAAGTCAAACAAGTACACTATATAATATTACATTAAGTGGTACAGATTATATTAGAGGTTTTGCATTTGGTGGTATGAGTATGGGTAGCACAAAAATGAGTGCTTCGCCATTTGGTGTGGACAATATGTTTAGTGGGTCACATACAAATACACAAACAACTGCTATTGCAGGTGGATTATCAGGCACAAATAGATATGTTTCTCCAATGACTTTTACCAATTGGGCAACTCACACAATGTACAATTTAGGCGATAGTGCTGGTAAAGACCCAAAAAATGGTGATGTATTTAGTTTTCAAGATTATACCGCAGATAATTTGAAGACTTATTTAGCATATCCTACTGAGGTTAAAACGACAGTTTCAACTGGTGGCGATACATTCGATTTAACAACAATAACATTTGATACTACAAATACTACTTTTGATGAGAATTAATAGAAAACTTGTATAAATATTAGGGAAATTAGAGAGAACAAATGGCAAAACAAACAATTAGTATCGGCTCAAATGCAAATGACGGCACAGGTTCTACTATCCGTGCTGGTGGTGATTTAATTAACGATAACTTTAATGAAATCTATACTGAATTAGGTAATGGTTCTGCTTTAGCAATTGCCTCAAAAACTCAGACATTAACAAATAAAACAATTAATGGTCCTGACAATACACTTACTAATATTGCAAATGCCTCATTAGCTAATTCAAATGTAACTATTGGTTCAACAGCAGTGAATCTTGGAGCTACAGCAACTACTTTTTCAGGAATTACAAGTTTACAAACAGAAACATTAACAAATGCTTCAGGCAACTTATTAGTCGATAGTGCCACAAATATAACAGAATTTAGAGGTGATGGTTCTTCTATTGAAGGACAGATTAAATTGAATTGCCATGCAAATAGTCATGGTCAAACAATTAAACCACAACCTCATAGTGCCGGAATAACTAATACAATGTTACTTCCAACTGGCGCTAACTCAACATTGGTTTCTTTGGTATCTGCTGATACACTTACCAATAAAACAATTGGTGTAACTCAATTAGTAGGTAACACCAGAACAGCAACAGGTGATGGTTCTGATACGACATTTACAGTAACAAGCGGTGCTACAGTTAATAATACTATAGTTTTTGTAAATGGCTCTGTTACAACCGATTATACAATTTCAGGAACAACTTTAACATTTGGGACGGCTCCAGCCAACTCTCATGCTATAGTTATAAAAGAGCTATAAAAACTTGTATAAATAGTATAAAGGAATAAAAGAAAACTATGCCGGCAATTATAACAAACAAATTTAGAAGACATAATGCTCAACAATTCGTTGAATCTTTCAGCGAAACAGCAAATACTGTCTATTACATGGGACTTGGCAGACCTCAACCATATGCTACATCAACAAGAGGCGATAGTAGAACAGATAACGAGGGTACAGATACAAGTCCATTAACACCAGTTGATTCAATACAAGAAGAATTTTATTCATTTGACGATTTGCTGGCAGCAAAAAGAATTACAACAAGTGATGTTTCATTTGCAATACCAAGAAGAAACTGGACAACAGGAACAGTTTACGATTATTACAGACACGACTATGGTAATAGAGTAACAGGTGGTACTACAACACAAACAGCAAATAGTGGCGCAACAAATTTATTTGACGCAACTTTTTATGTTTTAAATAGTGCAAACAATGTTTACAAAGTTTTAGATAACAATGGTAATGCAGCTTCAACTGTTGAGCCAACAGGAACATCAACATCAATTTTAACAACAGGTGATGGATATAAATGGAAATTTATGTATTCCTTATCTGCTTCACAACAAGTTAACTTTTTATCAACTGACTTTATGGCAGTTGCAACAGATTCAACTGTATCATCAGCGGCTGTTGATGGTGCAATAAACATAGTAAAAATTAAAACTGCTGGCTCAAGTGGTTCAGACGGCACACACGCAAGTGTTCCTATTAGAGGCGATGGTAGTTCAGGTGTTTGTTCAGTTACAGTTTCATCTGGTGCAGTAACAGCAGTAACAGTTACAACTCCAGGAACAGGTTATACTTTTGCTTACATTAGAGTTGCAGACATTGTATCTGCTGGTGCAACAGGTTTAACAGGTACAGAATTAGATGTAATTATCGAACCAAAAGGCGGACATGGATTTGACGCAGTTGATGAA